GCTGGACTCGGTATCAGTATCAGGAAGGGGATTAGGATTCCAATCATCATATTTAAAGATCCAATAGATTGAGTACCCTACACCAATGAGTAGGATACCAAGCATAATATTTATTGACCATACTACTTCGTGCATACGTGTCCTATGACTTGACATGGGTAGTCTATGAGTATCATAGCATCATCAACCACCTCAGGTGGTACAACAATACAGTAACCGATACCCATGTTAAATATCTTTCTCATGTCTACATCTTGTACAGCACCTGCTGTCCTGATCTTATTAAAGATAGGTGGCATTGGCCATGATGTCCAATCAATATAGGGTGTCAACCCTTCAGGTAAGCACCTTGATAGATTCTCCTCAAGTCCACCACCTGTGATGTGTGCCATACCTAAGACAGGTATCTCATCTAACAAACGTTGGATAGTAGGCACATATATTCTAGTGGGTTGAATTAGCTCAGGTGTATCTCTATAGGACAACTGATGTCTCCATAACATATCATTGATCAAGGTATAACCATTGCTGTGTATACCACTGCTCTGTATGCCTATGATCGCATCACCTTGTTTAATGATGCTGCCATCAATTACATCATGCTCTTCTACTATACCTGTACAGAATCCTGCTAGATCAATGTCATCTTGACTTGAAGGTGGTGGTGCAACTCTAGAATGTTCAGCAGTCTCACCACCAATAAGTTCTATACCTGCCTTCCAACATCCCTTAAGCACACCTTCCATGATCTGATCTATGATAGGAGATATCTTACCAGTAGAAATATAATCTAAGAAGTATAAAGGTTTAGCACCAGATGTAATCACATCGTTGGCACACATGGCAACGAGATCAATACCTATGGTATCCCATTGATTGAATACCCTACACATATTGATCTTTGTACCTACACCATCGGCACCAGAAACCAAGATAGGTTTCTCATACCCAGTAGGCACCTTAAACATACCACCAAACCCACCAATAGCAGGTGCTTTCTCTTTGAGTCGATCAACGAAAGCGTTACCCGCCTCAATGTCAACTCCTACTTGCTTATATCTTTCGCTCAATATAGGTTCTCCTCTTCTCCTAATTGTATTGTAACATCTGATGTAGGCTTAGCAACGCATGTAAGTACAAAACCTGCTTCGAGTTGGTCATCATCTAAGAATGACTGCTCTTCTTGGTCTACTGTTCCTTCTATAACCTTACCAGCGCATGTTGAACAAGCACCAGCACGACATGAATAAGGAGCATCAATACCCTCATCCTCTGCTTGATCTAAAATAGATGTATCTTCAGCACATTCAAAGGTGCTCTTATTGCCGTCTGTATCAATTAATGTAACTTGGTATGCCATTTGATTCACTCTGGGATGCTTAATATATAGCACGTCTGTTGAGAAAAAGCAACCCCTTATTGAGAATGAAACTCAGTTACAACGGGGGATATTCGGATTCCACCTTCGTATCATCAGTCATAGTCTCGAACTGCTTAGCTAACCTCTCGACCTGACGTTTATCAAGGCCAGCAAGGTTTGTACAGTTATCCAAACATTTGTAAATACACTCTCGATCACTGATGGGTTTTCTTTTACTAAACCCATGTTCATCCACTCCATCCTCAACATTTGCCTCTAAGTGAGCAAGATCTTGCTTCTCAGAGGGGTTAGTATAGCTGTGTGTCATGTAACGTTGATCACTCCTTTCATACCAGCACCAGCATGAGGTTCACACTGAAACTCGTAACGACCAGGAGAGTCGAACGTTACATCAAAACTCTCACCACCTACAAACGCTAAGTCTGGGTGTGATAGCTCTGGATGATCTACTACCACCATATTATGAGGTGGAAGATCTCCGTTGGTAAAGGTAACTGTTTCACCTGCTGAGATAGTAATCTCGCTAGGACTAAAAACTAAATTACCGCCCGACCCCATCTGGATCTCGGCGGCATATGCTTGTGCTGCTAATGAAAATGATAGTGCCAAAGACACTAGCATGACTGTTATCCTGCTCATCCACCACATAATCTCATCCTTTAATTGTTTTCTCTCGTTAGTCCCTTCCATGATACGTAGGGCAAACTATGAAAATATTTAGTAGGTATTTCTGCCCATGAAAAAGGGGGGTCAGGAGACCCCCACAATGACTTAGTTATTCAAGCATAAGCTCTTTGCAAATACGTTTACTTTGTTCCGACCCCGCCTCAATCAGGCACTCGTAATAGTCGTTGATCCGTTCTAAATTACCTTGATTGGTTGTTACCTTGAAACTACTATCCTTGATGTTCCAAGAACCTAATTGATTTGAGGACATTAGATTGTGCATAGACACTCTCCGAAATTAAACCGTCATAACAATGAAACTTTCAGGTCATTGCTCTCCCCAATTCTATTATTATTTAGTTTCCAGGACAATAGGTACTTTACCCTCTGTTAGGTAGAATCCTACCCAAAATGTACTTAAAGAACCCACCAGCAGCATTGCCTTCTATCTCATCAAACATATACATGTTCAACTTGAAAGCGTAGTTGGCTTCATCGATTACAAGGTTTTTCTCGTCGCTATTCAAGGGTAACCCATCTAAAGCAGCACGATACTCGTCTTTAAATTTCTTTGCGTCTGGTATCTGTTCAAACTCATAGAACCTAAGACCCTCATCCTTAAGTTTGAGTGCCTTTGATGCTATGTCACATAGGATCTGACCACCAGAAAGATCTCCTAGGTAACGTGTATAATGGTGTCCTACTAATAGCATAGCAGGTACCTCACGTATACGGTTGACGTACTTCTGACATGACTCAGTTGGTTCTACTAAATTTCTCCACATAGGACCATAGAAGTGTCTAAGGTCTCTTTCCAAAGAATTAGTACGCTTAAGAGATTCTGAGAGAATAGGAGCAAGAGCAGGGTCATCCCTGTACTTGTCACACTGTTCCTCTAGTGCTCTATAAACAAAATAAAAGTCAGCTACAAGTTTCTTGTAACTGTCCTCACTAACTACACCTGCCAGGAAGTTCTTAACGAACCCCGTATTCTCAGCAGCAGAATGGGACTTCTTAGTCCCAAGCTTAATCTCTTTCGCTAATCCCATTACATTTTATAAGGTTCAGTATCTGTTGTTATCTTCAATGGTGCTTGCTCAACTCTAATAGTCTGGACAGGTCCAGCATTAGCTGATGCCTTTGCTACCAGTTGTTCCATCTCTGCTTTAGTAACGGCACCGTTAGCACCGTTGCCGTTGCCATTCATCTTCATAGTACCGTCTCCTTTCTTAGAAGCCGTCTGAATTCCGAAGCTAGCTAAAACTCCTGTAAAAACTGAGGCTATAAAAGTCGGATCTATTTTTTGTTGCGGTACACCTGGAATTGACACATAATTAAGAGTCAATATCCCGCCAGACCACACTAATACGCCCAATCGCACAAAAGTTGAGACGATTGCTGCCTGTTCCTCCTGGTCGGGAACGAGCTTATCTTTTAATTTACCAAAGACACCTTTCGGTGCCTTCTTCTCTTCTTTTACTTCCTCAGCCATAATACCAGTGTAACTGGCTTATTTAGGAATTCCTATTCCAGCAGAAGGAGATGGTTTGCCAGGTAGAGCAGGACCAGTCACGTCAGGTATAGCACCTCCCACAACTGATGGTAATGCTCCAACAACTGCTTCCATAACCTGTGATTTAACACCATCAACGATGGATGCGCGATTGACAAATACATATAACCCACTGCCAACAACGGCAAGAGATACAACGCTAGACGCAATAGCAAGTACATTTACAATTTTTTGCATTTTCTTAATTCAAGTAACTTATATATGGGCTCGACCTCTGGGCCAAAAAATATCCCGACTTTTTTTTCCCGATTTTTTGAAAACAAAAAGTCATTTTCGCCTGTAGTAGGTCTCATAATGTTTTTTGACACCCGCAGTAATTTTATGCTTAGCTGACCACTCGTCAGCACAGTCGTAAACATTCTTGGGTGAGTCCGAAGGGTACGAGTTCAATAGTATCCTAAGGACGTTTTGTCTGAGCTTCTGAGTCTCATCGGACCAGTCTTTCATGCGCTTGATTGTGTCGATAGTCTGGATAAATGTCTGGGATCCTAGGATCAACCTCAATAATTATATCCTTTCTTAGAAGGTTGTCAATAGAGTCTGACATACGACGGTATCCTGTGCCAACGTAGAATTGACCAGCAAATACTGATATCGTAGCAGCTCCCCAGAAAAGATAGTAGAACCTACTCTTAACTTGATGTCTTAATTTCTTTTTAGTCTTCATCATCTAAACTTTCACTTGCTAAGTAATCAGTCAGTAGATAGAACCATATCACAGATAATACCATGATCGAAAATATCCTAAGGTTCTCTCCGTTGACGACAATCATATCCTAGGGACAAAACCCTTAGCCTGTTGTACAAGAGGTATAACTTCACTCTCTACTTTTTCTATGATGTCATCTATAACGTTGACATCCAAATCCATAAAGGGTGGGACAATACCAAGTATTCTAAGCAACCCGTCTAAAAATAGAGCAAGGCATATGAATCCTAAGATCATTGATATGACAGTAGCATCACGATTATGCTTACGCATGGATGCTTCATCAATAGCACGTGCTTCCTCAACTGCTTGCCGAATCAACAAATCTACCTGCTCCTTTGTATAACAAAGTTGTGGTAAAATTTTCCTGATTGTTTCTTCAGTCATTGCTAGTGCTATGATGGGTCTATGCTAGCACACAATGAATTTAATGTCAATACATTGCGGCTCTGGCTCCTTTACAGGTAGGCCAATCCTCTGCTATCGCAGCATTTATATACGTCATGTGAGTAGCGGCTAGGCTTGTCTCACCTCTATCGTTTAATTCTTTTTGTATCTTGGTGTAATGTCCACCACCCTTCAATAGTTCATATTTATTTAAATCATCGGTGGAAAATGAACTAGATGAGTTTTTCCACATCTCATAAGTCAGTCCTCTTGGTTGCTCATAGATGACTCCATCCTTAACAACGTATACTGACTGCCAGATGGTTTGATCTTCCCACTCAGCATTTAACTTCAAGATCTGTTGCTGTACTGTTTGAGGATTCTTTAGGTAGAGTAGTGAAATATTATACCCACTCTCTTTGACAACCCTATGATTTGGGAATGCTAAGCTCTTCTTACCCTCTGAAGGTGGTTCTAACCATCCTTTAAAGTCTTTACCGACTTCAATGTTTCTCATGTCCTCGTAGAAGACAAGATCACCTGATGCTATGACTGTAGGTAGTGTAGAACGACGGAGTATCTCTTCGTAGATGATCTCCATCTTCTTAAAGGCACCCATATGACGTGAGTATACAGCACCGTTGTCAATACACCACTGCTTTAAGAATGCTGTCTGCTCACCAGTACGACAAGTATCGTGTACTGTAGGTGTTATACCTGGGAATCCAGTCGCAAATGTTTTAAGTGTTGTGGTACCACTAGCCAATTCAGCAGCACTGTGGGTGTCAACAACTATGTGTACCTTCCAAGTCATCGTCTAGTTTATATCTTCCATAGTATTTAGATATCACAGATGCCTTGCATAAGAGATGGATCCTGTGGAACCATCAGCATCTTGCGTCCATCTTTATACTTCAAGAGAATGGGTTCCCCCTTTTCAACTCTATCCATATACTCTTTCTCATTGAGCTTGAGTTCTTTCTCTGTAATTTCTACCATTGATCCCCTTGTAGTTTCTTCACCCATTCCTTACGTCCACAGTAACCGTGGGCATCACCAGTTTCCTGATTGTAATGCTCATTAGTATGTAGTACCTCTATCATTAGAAAGATACCAATGGTCATCATGGGTATCATCCATAGAGGATGTCCAAAGACTTCACAGAATTCCTTGTAGTAATCTTCAAACTTCATAGCAGTAAGGCATGAAAAAAGGGAGTCCGTAGACTCCCTTCTAATTATATCACATTTGTGATCAGAATGCCCACTTAGCACCCAATTTAGCACCGTATCCGTTGTCTACGTCGCCCTTAGCAGTAGCGAATGAAACTTCGCCATAAAGTCCAAGAGACTCAGTAGCAGCGAAAGATACGCCACCCTTTCCTGAGAATTGTGTATCTGTACCATCTACACCATCAGTTGCCTTAACAGCAGGACCAGCTTGAACATAGTATCCAAGTTCTCCAGCTGTACCTTCGTATCCAATATGGATATCGGTAGTAGCATCTGTATAATTTGAACCAGTTAGATTCGCATTGGTTTCTACGTTCACGTAAGGACCAGCAAAAGCGGCTCCTGAGATTAGTAGAGGGGAAGCTGCAAGGGCAGCGATTGTTGTTCTGATTGACATTTTAGTTCTTATTGTCTCGTAAGGATAAAAAAATACCCTACGGATGTTAGACCTCCCCGACATGGGAGTCTTTTTAACATTCTACACAGGGTTACGATCTTTCGAGTCCTTTGTATTAAGTTGTATTACAACTGTCACACTGTTGTGTGTGCCAGTTCATGTTTATTTATAACACGGATGATGTTCGGTTGTCAACTCCTAGTGGACGGAATCGCTTCTGGCACAAGGTATGACTGACCTGCTGACGTATTTACTGGCTCCCGAAGGATGAATGTATCAAATGTATCACCACACATATGAGTGTGTGTAAAGTATTCACCTTGATACTCTATAGGTGTCTGTTTCTTGAGCATGTTCCACTCTATCGGTTCCCAATCAATGACCTTAGACCTATGTAACCCTTCAGGTCTACGTTCCTTCCAGATGTTTAGGTATATCCTGACCTCTTCACCAGTACCTGCCATGTCTGACCACGCATAGTCTCCTGGCCATATAACTGTCTTCCCTTCGTCTCCATAGGTATAGAGTACCTCTTTAGGTTTGATGTCACCATACTCCATGTCACTGACGCAGGTAGCACATGTATCATAGGTTAGATTGATACATGTTATCCAATCAGGGTGTGTAAGCTGTGGATCATTTTCATCCTTGTCAAAGTGGAACCCATCTATAGTATTTCCTTCTGGTGGAATGTATACCCAGTACTCTATGCCTTTGTAAGGACCAGTAAAGAACTTCTTATAGTACTGTTGGATATAATCCTCCACCATGTTACATGGTTGAGATCCAGGTGCTATCCAGAAATTCTCACGACCTATCTCCTTTGCTTGAAGCAACAGCTTAGCATTGGTGCTGGCATAATGTATGTCAGTATAGATTCTACAGGAGATCATCGAGAGTATAGATGCTACACAACTCTACCTTGTTCTCCTCAAAGATCTTATCTGATTCACCACGGTCAACAATACAGACTACTTTGTTGACAACATAACCTGCTTCTCGCAGGATCTTTACTGCTTTAATAGCAGACCCACCAGTAGTAATCACATCCTCTAGGAGTGTGACTACTGACCCTATGGGATGAGTTGGTCCCTCAATCATTGCTTGAGTACCATACCCTTTAGGATCCTTACGTACTAGCATGGCATCTAACTTACCTGACATGATAGAAACACCAGTTGCTAGAGGATCACCACCTAAGGTGACTCCTGCTACTGCTACAGCATCCTTATCAACATGAGGTAACATTAGTTGTGAGATCAATTTGATCCCTTCATTACTAAGAGAGACAGGTTTACAGTTGACGTAGTGCATACTGGTCTTACCTGAAGACAGTACGATGTCACCATACTTGTATCCCTTCTCCTTGATTAGCTTCAATAGACTCATTGTCTAGTCTCCTCGATTGCTTCCTTGATTACAGTCTTCAACTGTCTTAACTTCTTCTTACCTAGACCAGCACGTGTGTCGATCTTTACCTTCAACCAATACACAAAGGCAAGTACCAGTATGAACTGAATACCTTCACCCCATGATAGGTTCCACGCTTCATTTAAATCAAGCGTTGCTGCTGCTAATAAATTAATCATTTCTTTATGTCTATAAAAATAAACTCCATAGGTTCACTCGAATCATTGTATGCTTCATGGATATGATCCATGACATCCCACGTGGAGAACTTACCTGACTCCCAACAGTTAGTTTTCTTACCCTCCCATACCATGTAGCACTTCTCAGAGTCTACAATGAGAGGTACATGTATCCTCCTGTAAGGACAGATGTATACATCTGGGTCTCTATGTTTGAACAGTCTGGTACCAGGATAAAACAAGGCACCTACAGCAAACAATACTTCATCCCTGTTTAAGATCTCGACGACATCAGGATCATCAACAACAGACTCACGCACTCCTTTGAAGTTACGTTGACCTTTCAACCAACAGTATCCTATCTCTCGATCAGAATACCCTACAGCAGTAGGAGCATTACGATAGGGCAACTCAGTGGTCATCCCCCATTCGTATACTTTGTTTAGCTCATCATGTGTTAGCATCAGGTTTGAAATAATCTTTTCGCATGTACCTGCCTAGTATATTACTGTTGTAATAAGCAGGAGTACCATTGATGTGTTCAGTAAGTACATTATTTAGAAAGAGTTGTCTAGTCTCTTCGTAGTTTACCTGACCCTTTGTGGTGTGGAGACTAATGATTTCGCGTCTGAAGAGGGACTTTCCAAGAGATTTAACATCGGCTTTAAGTTCTGCAGAACTTCCGTAGTAGTTCTTCCAGTCGCTCTCAGACGTAACCCTCCGTTTCCCTTTCCCACTTCTAGGCTTTCGACGCTGTGTAAAATACTTCCTTCCGATGTACTGTTTACCCGATTGGTTATTTGTAATACGGTAGACGTAACCGAAGAAATCGTTAATGTCGTTAGAAGTAAAAGTTGTACCCTGATAGGTCCAGGGGTTCTCATAACTTCCCTCATTAGTTTGTTCAGTTGCTTCATGATTAGTCTCGGTAACCGTCGTCGTCGTCTGCACTATAGTATACCTCACCTGTTCTATATTTGTCAACGTCAGAATATACTTCGACCTTAATCTCTGCTAAGGTTTCTTCCAACTGCTCAATCAACTGCTTGAGTCGCCTTCTTTCCATAAAAAATATCCCCGACTACTATATGTAGCGGGGACATATCCTTAAGTTATTTAAACTAGACAGTGGCGAGAACACGTCTGTGTCCTTCAGCATCGACAAGGAATTTTACACCACGGTAAATTTCCTCACGAGTCTGGGACTGTTCTGTCTGGTTTGGACGATACTCGGTGTCGTATTTGACACCACGGTATGTGACT